CAATCTTTTCCCAAATTACCTGTTAAACTTAGTACGTTCATTACATTTCCTCATCATTATCAATTGGAGCTGCTTTCTCTAGTCGTTCTAGCTGCTGTTTTGTTAAGTCGCCCGTTTGCTGGCATTTAGCTATAACTTGCGTCAATGTCATGCGCTTGGTTTCGTCTTCGTGATTCATCATGTCAGCCATTGCTTGAAACACTTGTTCGAATCGCTCAGCTGGGTATTCAGGTCTAGCCATATCCAAAAATGCAATCTTGACTAGTTCGCGTTGCTGTTTGTTGTGTACAACGATTGTCTCAAGTCCTGACTTAGCAATCCCAGCCAATGCAGCAATACGAATACCGCCTACTTTTTTACCTGCCCATTTAACTTCTGGGTCAAACTTAAGTTGAGCTGCAAGCCCTATCCATTTATCAGACTCATAGCCCCATGCTTTTTCAAGAACTCTTAACATCCCCTTTGACGGTTTCCACGGTTTGTTATTGTCTCCTTCAAAGTAAATTGAGACTGGCTGGTCTGACTGTCTTACTTGTACATCACGGATTCTAATAACAATATCCGCCCCTTGAATATCAACTGCATTTAGTTGATCTGATTTCGCTTGCGTTGCAAATCTAATGTCTGCCATTACTGTTCCCCTTCTTCTTGATCCATAAATTGATTAACTACCCATGTTGGGATGCCTGCTTCTTCTTCGTCTTCGTCGTATGCTGGCCATTCGTCATTGTCATCACACTTAGCATACAACTCTAGGGCTGGTAGATACTTCTCACGGCCAATATGCATACTCACATCATCACAGGTATAAACCTTGTTTCCATGTGGCGCTTTTTCTTCTATTGCTAAGAACTTAAACGCTTTTAGGTTTTGGCCTACTATCTGATAAAACGTGTCATTGTAGAAAGCTGCTTGAATGTGATATCCATAGTTAAACACCGACTTATCAAATGCCTCTTTTCGCGCGTCTTGTGTCTTCTTAAGATCAAGACTTACTAAATCAGGTGTTAACCAGTCAAAACGAATACGACGAATCACCCCCGTTTCTGGGCATTCTACGAAACCGGATAATTCTGGCCAGCCGCTAGCCAGATATGACATAGCGGTTTTGTTTCTATGTACTGCTGAAACTTGACCCACAACCTTTTGCCAATCATTAGGTATTAATACCAACTCTTTTCCTATTTGTTTTACTGCTTGCTTGTATTGAGGTTGCTGTCTGTCTTTGCATTCCTCAAGAAGCATATACTCCTTAACATATCGTTCTGGCTCTAATATGGCGGCATGAATAGCTGTTCCTAGTATCATTTCTGGCGTCTGTTTTTTAGGCTCGCTATAAGCGTAATGAGCTGGTGACTGCATTACTTGCTTTAGTCCTGACACGCTAATTCCTTTGTATGCATGATACGCATCGTTTGGCATGTCAGTCACAAAACAGCCAGCTCTTGCTTTTTCTTCTGTCAGTTCTGAGTATGGGATTATTAGGTCTTGGATGTTCATTCGCACACCTCATCAATAACTAATAAAGTCGTCTTCCCGAAGATTTCACATTCTGCTTTTGTGTGTTTATTGAATGCGTCCAAGGCTTTAACTTCAACTGACTTAATATTTTCAGCCTTTAATGCCTCTAACATTTTATTAACAATTACAGTTTTGCCAGATGCTTGAGGTCCAATTAACTTAATCTTTACTTCGTTCATTCTTCCACCTCTGGCATTTGCAAATCGTTTTCAATGTTAAAATTAATCTGTATATGCGCATCACCAATTTTACATTTAGTTGATGTGCCCTGAATGTTTTTGCTAATAATTGTTGGCTCAATGGTCAATCTTGAGATGGCATCACTTAAAGTGTTTGTGATGGTTCCTAGATCTACGTTGTTTGGGCCGCTCACTGTTACGGTTACTACTTCTGTTTCTATACCCACGGTTCGTCACTCCTGTTCGTTGTTGATGTGGCTCATAGTATGGCCGTATCTTTCATTAGTCAATAATTATTTTCAATTTATAATAAATAATTTTCTGCTTGTAATAAACAAAGCCTTATATTATCATTATGGGAAATCAGATAAGGAGTGTTAAATATGACCGCGCAAGAACTATTAACTAAAATGAAAGCCGATAAATTTTCTCTATTAACCATTAGCGAGAAAGCAAATATTAAGTACGCACAACTAGACCAAGCTATTAAGGGTAAAGTAGAACTTAGGGAGTCGCCACTAAGAAGACTATTTGAATATGCTCGTAGTGTGGGCTTTGACGTATGAGCGGCCTAATCGCATTACGCGACTATCAAGACGACCTCATAAACCGATCAAGGCCAGCACTCGCGCAGCATAAGCGGATTGTTATTCAATCACCTACGGGCACAGGTAAAACTGCTATTAGTGTCACTATCATGGCGGCTATCAAGGCGAACAAGAAAACCTGTTACTTTCTTGTCAATCAAAAGGAGCTATTAGATCAAACTAGTAGCGCCCTTTGGCGACAACGTGTCGAACATGGCATGATAGCAGCAGGTAAGATGAAGACACCGCACTTAATTCAAGTTGCCACTATTCAAACGCTAACTAACAGACTTGATCAATACCCAGAACCAGACTTGATTGTTATAGATGAATGCCACACAGCCACTAGTCCTAGCTACCTTAGAGTAGTTGAGGAAGCTTACCCGAATTCGCTTGTTATTGGGCTGTCAGCCACGCCACAACGAACGGACGGTAAAGCACTAGGCTTAGTGTTCAATCACATCATTAAAGCACCTCAAATAAACTGGTTTATTGAGCACGGATATCTTTGTGACTATCGCTTGATTGGTACGCCTATCGGATTAGAGCAAACCGAGTTCAAGCGCAAAGGGCAAGACTTTGATCAACATGAAACAGAGCAGGCAATGGATAAGCCAAAGATTACAGGTAATGCTGTTGATCATTGGATTAAGCACGGAAACGGGCAGCGCAACGTTGTTATGTGTACGTCAATCAAGCATGCTGAACATGTAAGAGACACTTACCTTGAGCGCGGCATACCTGCTGAATGTATCGAAGGCAGTCTGTCAGGGCCACAACGAAAGGCCATGTTAGATAGGTTCCGCAACGGGGAAACCAAGGTTATCACTAATGTGCAGCTTCTTGTTGTGGGTGTTGATATTCCTAATATTGCCATCATTCAGTGGCTTAGACCTACAGGGAGCCTTATTGTTTGGATGCAGGGCAACGGGCGCGGGTTTCGTCCTGACGCTGACAAGCCTTACTTAACTATCTTTGATCATGTAGGCAACTGGCAGAGACACGGGTTACCAGATCAGGATAGAGATTGGACACTAGAAGGAACAAAGGGCAAAGGCAAGAAAGGCAGCAATGAGGCAGATATTAATATTGCTCAGTGCAAGAAGTGCTTTCATGTATTCAAGAAACCCCAATCCAATTGCCCCGCCTGCGGTGTTGAGCTTGAAGCTAAAATGAGAGTTCTTGAGGAGGTTGAAGGCGACTTAGTAGAGATCAAGCGTGAAGAGATCAAGCTACTTAAAAAACAGAACCGCATTGAGCAGGGCATGAGTCAGACTATCGAGGAGCTTGTTGCACTTGGCGTTCGTCGAGGAATAAAGAAGCCTGCTGCATGGGCAGCAATCACGCTTGCGGGTAGGCACAAGAAGAAACCAAGCCCTCAAGACTTCAGGGCAGCTAATGAGGCGTTAATAGCAATTCGGCAGGAGATAGCACAGTGAAAGAATCCAATATTCAAAAACTAATACAACTCGAGCTATCACGCCTCGGCTGTGTTGCGTGGCGTAACGAGACTTTCAAAGCATACTCTGGGCGCGTAATTCACAAGCAACAAGATCAAATAACCCTAGCTGGCTCTATCATGCTTGCAGGTGGCCTTTGTGTTGGCAGCTCCGATTTAATAGGCATCACACCAGACGGCCTATTTCTCGCTATTGAAGTCAAGACAAAGACGGGCCGCATACGACCAGAACAAACCACTTTCATTGAAGCCGTTCGACGTGCTGGGGGGCGTGCTGGTATTGCAAGATGCGTCGAAGATGTTGCACCCATTCTGAATGGTGTGTACGATAGCTAACTCGCGAATAGGCAGGCCAGCCGATAAGGGGGAGTCGTTACCCCCCTTTCGCGAACTCTCTTTAACGCCTTAACTAGGATCATCATATGACTAAACCGATTTCATGGTATGCGGAACGCTATGCCAGCAAGCACAACTTCTATCTACTACCTCTTAAGACCAAGTCAAAGCTACCATTATTAGAAGACTGGGGGAACCGTGGCATCACTGACCCGCTAGCCGCACAGGAATACTACACACAGAACCCAACGCACAACATAGGACTAGAGCTTGGTCAGTCTCGTATGTGTTCGCTTGATATCGACTGTCTTGAGTCGTTCGAGATCATCATGCAAGAGTTCGGGCTAGACCTGAAAGAGCTTTACTCTTGCCCGACTATCAAAGGTGCATCAAAGGGTAAGCGAATCATGTTTCGTGTGCCTGATGATGTTGAACTGACTTACCAAAAGCTAAACTGGTTCAGCAAGTTAGATCCTGATGGATCGAAGCACCGCGAAATGATGCGAGATGCCAAGCAGGCAAAAGACCTAGGCGAACCAGAGAGCGAGGCACGCATTCGTGAAGATGCCAAGCAATACAGCAGGTACACAGTATTCGAACTTCGTGTAGGTGGAGACAAACAACGGTTTGATGTGCTACCCCCTTCCATACACCCTGATACGCTAGAGCCTTACACATGGGAAGTGCAGCCGCCTAAGTCTGGTGAGTGGCCCACTCCCCCGCCTTGGTTGTTAGTAGTATGGCAAGCATGGGACTCACTCGGACAACAGTTCAAGGATTCATGCCCTTGGTCAACTGTTGAGCCAGCACCAGCGCAACGTGCAGCACAAGCACCTAGACCAGAACGCGACCCTAACAGTGTTGATGTGATAGGCGAATACATCAAGGCGACACCGCTAACAGAACAGCTAGAGCGCTACGGATACAAGCGAATTGGTAAGCGCTACCTATCGCCACACTCAAGCACTGGCCTTGTGGGTGTGATCTTGTTCCCAGACTCGCAGTCGTGCTGGATTCACCACGCAAGTGACCCTCTATGCAGTGACGAAAGCGGACAACCTGTTAACAGCTTCGACTTGTACCGTGAATACGAGCATAGGGGGGACATGACAGCAGCAGTTAGGGAGGCAGCTAAAGAGCTAGGCATTAAGCCAACCATGCCAGCACCACGATATACACCTCCCCCAGTGAATGACACACCAGCAGACATGCCGCCAGAACACGACGACCACTTACAGTTCGATCATGAAACAGGCGAAGTGCTAGACTTCGATCCGTTCATATTTCTGGGTGACAAGGAAGTTGAAGCACCTAAGCTTGAGCCAGCCAATGCACCAGCCGAACAAGAGGACGGCTGTGTTGACTTCGTAACGCCTCTACCATGGGCAACAGATAAGGGTGTACCACTCAACCATCACGACAACCTTCGCGAGATATGCCGACGACTAGGTATTGTGGTTCGTTACAACGTCATACGCAAAGAGGAGGAGATTGTAATACCAAAGCAGGGGTTTAGCATGGATAACGCGGCTAACGCCTCTCTAGCTATGCTCACTTCCCAGTGTAGCTTGTTCAAGTTCCCTACTGGCAAGGTGCAAGAGTTCGTCACGTTGTTAGCCGACCAGAACCAGCACAACCCCGTTGTGAACTGGATTAGCTCAAAGCCTTGGGACGGTGTGTCCCGTTTGCAGCTGCTGCTAGACACTGTCAAGACTAGCGATGACGGCAAGCTGAAAGACGCCCTTATTAAGCGGTGGATGCTGTCAGCTATTGCAGGCGCATACAGTGCCAAGGGCGTTAGCGCGCATGGCGTGCTGGTTATGCAAGGCGCGCAGAACTTAGGTAAAACAAGCTGGTTCAAGTCATTGGTCCCCGAGGAGCTAGGGCTTACTAAGGACGGGATGCTATTGAGACCAGACGACAAGGACAGCGTGAAGCAGGTCGTAAGTCACTGGCTTGTCGAGCTAGGCGAGTTAGACGCTACATTCAGGAAGTCTGACATAGCCGCCTTGAAGTCATTCATCACTAACGACAAGGACATACTAAGACAGCCGTTCGCGCGTAAAGCGTCTGAGTTTGCAAGGCGCACTGTGTTCTTTGGATCGGTTAACCCTAAAGAGTACCTTCACGACACGTCTGGTAACCGTCGATACTGGACAATCGAAGCAACTGAGCTAGACGCTAGGCATGGGCTTGACATGCAACAGATATGGGCAGAGGTTCACGACATGTGGAAAGGTGGCGAAGAACACTACTTGCTCCCCGAAGAACTAGAGCTACTGAACGACCATAACGAAGACTTTCAAACGGCTGATCCTATCGATGAGCGCATACGATCTAAACTTGATTGGGATAGTCCGCAAGTGCATTGGGTCTGGATGACTATCACGCAGATATTGAATGAGGTAGGTATGGATAAGGTCACTAAAGCAGACTTAACCGCAGGTGGTGTAGTGGTTAAGAAGCTAAACGATAACCAAACTAAGCGAACAACTAAGGGAAGATTGCTCAGAGTCCCTAAGATCAAGATATTTTAAACACCCTTTACACCCTATTAGCCCTCAATCACGAGGGCTTTTTTTTTGCCTATACAATTTGCGAAAAGCGGAAATGTATGACCAAGTATTTAGTTGGGCATAGCTTGTCATTTAGCTGGTCATATACCTAAGTTACTGTTTTATATACCCTTTATATATAATATATGACTAATGACTACTATATAGTATATATAAGAGAATAATAGTAAAAAGAGCACATAGACGCGCGAGGCGTGAACGCCCGTAAATAGCAAAAAATCTTGGTCATTGTACATGAGCTTGTCATTTTGTTTGTAAGTTATTGAATCGTAAGCGTTTTTAAGTGTGACAAGACAATGTTCAACTATGACCATCTTGTCATCATTAGCCAAAACCTATCACCCACCCCCAACACGATAGATAAATACAATTGGATTGATTCAATGTGGTGGGGGATACTAATTACATAGAAAACAGGAGGATGGTTATGAAATATTTACTAGGTGTGTTTGTGCTAGTTGGATTGGTTGGGTGCGGTAGTAGTAGTCAGCCTGATGAACGCAAAGAAGGCTTAAGTGTTAAATGTTTAAATGGTGTTGAATACTATATAAACAATCAATACAAGCGCGGCTATATGGCCCCCAAATACAACCGAGATGGCAAAATCAGTTTGTGTGGTGCTGGCAATGACTAAACTCTCCTACGCATGGGTAAGAAACACGCCTTTATTCAAAAGTGTTTCAACGGGACTGACGTTTGATGAGAAGCATAAGTTAGCGGTGGATTTGATGAAGGCTGAACTATCTGGAGAGAGAGTTGATTTTAACCAAACCGCTTTGGTAGCAGCTTTTACATTTCACAGAACTGCACAAGGATCAGATTATTGGTTCAACTGGAGGGACAGGGTATTATGCAAGACAACGACCGCGCAATAGGCGACTATGACACAGAGCAAGCCAAGATCGAACAGCAGGCTAAAGACTTGGTAAATCATGGCATGAACGCCACAGACGACTTTGAGGTGATAGCCACACCAGACGATTTGATTACAGAAATGGTTGATCACCCTAGATTCGATGAAGTGTTACAAAAGGCAATGAGATTCGACGGTGGTATACGTGAGCTTGCGCAGGAATGCGCTCACAGGCTTTTAAGTAGAAAGTAATAGCAACAGAGTAAAACATTAGCGCCCCGCTATGGGGCTTAGATAGAGGATGAGGGTTATGACCAATAAAAAACAAGCACTAGAAGAGTTGATGGCGTGGTGTGATAGGTATGATATTGAGTTATGGGACGATGGCGTATCCCTAGGTTTATATTTTGGTGAAGAATATTTCCGTTTAGATTGCCGTGTCATCACATCAAAAGCACTACAAAAAGAATTAGACTGGATGAAAAAATATGAGCAAGTTTGAGGGTATGAGTGATTTTGAGATTAATAAGTTAGTGGCTCAGGCGCGGGGATTAAAAGTAGCTGCCGAAGATACTCCAGCGGTTGGCGGGAGTGGTGCAGCAGTTTGTGTTTATGATCACTTTAAGGTTGACTATTGCAACTCATGGGCCGATATGGGGCATATTGTTGAAAAGCACAATATTTCAATATCCCCAATGCTGGTCATGACTAGTCCAGTGGGTGCCTATGAATATACTGGAGAATGGAGCGCGGACATTTACAGTGTTGACGATGTTTCGTTAGACAGAAACCCACTCCGAGCAGCCGCAATCATTTACTTGGAATCACTGGAGCAAAACAATGCATAAACTACTACTAACAACAACACTAACACTGCTACCAACTCTAGCACTGGCACAACCAGACCCGTGTAAGAGTCTTAATGGTATGCTTGATCAAGTTGAGGCGGCATACAAAGAAAGCGTTTCTCTTGATAAGATTCTAAATGTCGTACCAAAGCATTACCATGTGGTTACATCAGGCGTTTATAGCATGATGTCAAAGGGCGATATTCGTTACACAGCATACAGACAAGGCATTTCAGACGGTTGTGACGGGACATTTAAAGGAGTGATGAAGCATGTCAAAAACTAAGCGAAAAGCTAACTCAAACATGAAGCGATTAACGTTAGTTAGTCGTTATGTGATGAAAGATATCGCTATTGTTTTCACAGGTGGATCGTTGGCAACGTTCACGAATATTAAGACGCTTAAGCAAATCAAAGCAACTCCAGATATGATAACCGCAGCCACCAGCGTTCAACACAATTGGTCGTCATATATTGCTGTGATGTCTGAGAACTCATTGGGCGAGCAGTATTACACTATTGCGCCCGTTGATGTGTCTAGAGCGTGTTATCAAACGGATATTGAAGATCAACTAAACGAAGCGCATATTAAACTTATCGCTAGCACAAAGTTAGCAGATCGTAAAAACGTAGGATGGGTAGCTGTGCCGTCTGGTGTTGCATTGGATGAATCGCTTGTTCAGTCATTGCTTGAGACGCAAGAACCTTGGAACCGTTGCGAACGTGGAGCGGATGAGTTAAAAGTAAAGACTGAGCGCGACCGCGAACTAGCAGAGCAAATCAGACTATTGGAGCGTGTGGCATGAAATTAGTGGATTTATTGGCTAGAGATTTAAAAAAATGGCCTGATTGTTTAGGGGTTTTTACGCAAGACGAAGATAGGGAGGTTTATTTTTATGAGTTTGAATTTATAGGATACGAGTGGGAGTTTGATGACTATTTATATAAGTTCTTAACTTTAAGCGAACTAGCAGAAGACTACAAAACCGCAACAGTGACAAAAGAGCAGTGGGAAGCTGCAAGGATGAAAGAGGATGATATTAGCGATTAAGATAATAGTTTTGGGATGGGCTTTTGGAAAAGTCACCGCCCCAGACCCAGTGCCGCACCCTTGTTATGAGCAAGTAGAAAATAAATTTATACCGTATGTGTGCGAGGATGAGAGATGATTGAAAGAATAATTAGGCATTTTTCAAAAAACACGTTTAAAGATACTAAGGCAGAGTTTGAAAAAAAATTCCCTAACACTTGTGCGATTTGCTCTTACGGTAGGCATCTTAAAATGCACCATGGAGTCACAGTCAAGCCGATAGATCATGATTGCAAGGAGCGTAAGAAATGACCCACTACAACCCACCTAGCCGCCTGCCAATAGTAGGTGCTTGGTTCATTATTCTTGTTGATGGCATAGAGCATAAAGTAATGCGAACGTCATACATTTCAAACCTAAACGACGATATGGTATACTTCAAGAGGATGGGACAACTTTAGAAGGTAGATACAAATGGCGACACACCTAGAATACACAACGCCTAAACCAAACGAGGTAGACGATAAACAAGTGTCTGCCTTGATTAATCAGGGCAAGACAAAGAAAGAGATTAAAGAGATTACTGGCCTTCACTTCGGCTATATAAACAGATACTTAAAAGAGCGTGCGCCTGATTCTGAGTGTGACCCTAAGTCTTTAAAGTTTAGGGGGTTGAGATAATGTCTAATAAGAAAGAGCCTGTTGGCAGACCTACAAAATACAAAAAGGAATATGACAAGCAAGCATACAAGCTGTGCGCTCAGGGCTTTACTGACGCACAGCTAGCCGATTTTTTTGAGGTTCATGAGTCAACAATCAACGAATGGAAGCTTAAGCACAAGAGTTTTTCCGAGTCCCTAAAGGCTAAACGTTTTTCTGACGACAAGGTTAAGCAATCTTTGTACCAACGTTGCTTTCCTACAGAATTGGTTGAGGTTAAAGAAGAAGCTGGAACAATGGGTAGTAAGACAGTTACCACGACAAAACAGGTTCAAGGTGATACTGCTGCAATGATATTCTGGCTCAAAAACCGCTGCCCTGACGAATTCAGAGCAAACCCAGAAAAAGAAGTTGGCAACCAAGATTCACTAGCCGATTCTGTTAACAAGCTTATCGATAAGCTACCAAACTGATGATTGCTGAAACTGGCAACCTCATACTAGATAGACAGCTGGCTAGGTGGTACGAACTAAAAGACCACCCTGTTCAACTTAAGCTGCTTCAAGCCGTTGATAGCGGTGTTAGGTTCCCCCTTGTCCCTGCTGGTAGGCGATCTGGTAAAACAGAGCGTTTTAAGCGTTTCTTGGTAAAACAGGCTAATAGAGTTGTTGGCATTTACTTTGCTGCCGCACCCACCCACGACCAAGCAAAAAAAATATTTTGGGAAGATCTAAAGGCTTTCACGCTATCTTCAACTCATACAAAACAACCGTCCGAATCTAACCGCATTATATTTATGAACAACGGTTCAGAAATACATGTGATCGGGCTAGACAAGCCGCAGCGTATTGAGGGTATCCCATGGACTGGTGGCGGTATAGACGAGTTCGCGGACATCAAATCAGAGGCGTGGGAGGCAAACATATACCCAGCTTTGAACACGGTTAACCCGACAAGACCCGACTACCTCGCATGGTGCTGGTGTCTTGGCGTACCTGATGGGTTAAATCACTATTACAAGATGTGTGAGAAAGCTAAGAACGGTCTAAGTGACGAATTCGAAGTGTTCCACTGGATGACGGAGGAAATATTCCCAGAAATGGCCGCCAAAGCTAAAAGGGTCATGTCTGACAAGCAATACAATCAAGAGTTTGCTGCATCCTTTGAAACGGCAGGCGGTCGGATCTATGATGATTATGGGAAGCACAACAAGACAGACGAAACTATACAGCCTCATGAGCAGTTGATGTGGATGCACGACCAGAACTATACGCCTCTATCATCTTCAATAGGTGTTAGGCGTGGTAATGACTTATACCTGTTAGATGAGATTGTATTGATTAGCGCTATCAGTAAACAGTCAGCAATGGAATTCTGCGATAAGTACAAGGATCACAAAAACAAGAAGGTGTTAATATATGGTGATCCAGCAGGGCGAGCAGGTGAAAAGCATGGTCACGCTTCTGATTACACAGATATTGAAGGCGTATTAAAAGCTAATGGCTGGACGTTTGATAGGCGAGTAAAGAAAAAGCATCCATCTATAAAAGATAGGCAAAACGCTGTACGCACAAAGATTAAAACGGCAGATGGTAAGACTTCTTTGTTTGTTAATCCCGTTACAGCGCCTTGGAGCCATGAAGGCTTGCAAACTGTGCAGTTACAAGAAGGTTCAACGTTTCAAGAGGATCAGAAGAACGACTATCAACACATAACCACTGCGATTGGTTATTGCATTGATTATGAATGGCCTATTGAACAAGCAGTCGCCCATATACCGATTAGTTTTAATATGTGATACACTAGCGTTATGGTTGTGGTGTTGACGCGCTCCACGTAAAAAACTTAATGCGTCAATTCCCAAGGGCATCATAAAAACATTAATGATAGATTTGTTTTTATGTTGCGGGGACATGGATTCTATCAATTCCATGCAAGGCTGGTTATGCGTGAACCCTTTGTGCTAAGCGATTGCCCGACCAGTGATTATTTAAAAATGAGTGTATGAACGGGATACGTTAGCGTATGCACTTCCTCCGACCAAACTATTTGGTTATCCGCCCAAGAGCGATTATAAAGCGAGCCTATTTAAACAGTAATAGCGGGATCGGTTCAGTTGAAATATCCCCCGCAACCCGCGTTCTAGTAAACTTTATATGATCACAATAAAACGTTTGAGTATAAAGATGTTCGCGCCACGCAAGACGTGGGTAAATAGGTGATTGAGAAGTAATAGTATAGCCAGTCGTTGAAAGGCTATATACGCGCCCTGTAAGGGCTTCCACCTATGAGTGGTCATATCCAAGATGTACGACATGCAATAAAAAACCCCTCTCATGAGGGGTTTTGTTTGTTTATAAGTCTAAATCTTTCTTTGTTTGTGCTCTACCTTTTTTTGTTAGCAGACCCATTACATAAACTAATTGAGTATGGTTATAAACCCTTTGCAGCTTATTGACCATAACCATTATTAAAGAGTCACAAATAATAATTACTCCGTATATAATTAATGATAAGCAAGGGATAATCATTACTACATACCCCAAGTACATTGCAAAAGTATCAATCATTACTGGCCCCTTTTTTAATTCCACAACCGATCATTACTATAACTGTAAATAAAAATGTAATTATCTTTATATACCAATTTGGCGTATGCCCACTATATTCAATTAAAACGGCAATATCTGCGCCTAGCGGGATAAAAACCACAAAGCAAACAATCCATACAAAAAACGAATTAATCACACTCCACCCCATACTTTGCGGCTTGTTCTGGGGTTAGTGGTGTGCAGTAATCAACCAAAATACCATTACAGCCTTGTATTGTTAATCTTTTTGACTCTTTATCAAATCCAGTCGCAACAACTGGAAAAAAATAGTTTTCATTCAAAACCAAACAAGGAAAAACCCCGTCCATCTCGTACCACGGTAGGGGGTGGCGGGTTGTTACTTGCCGTAAGATCTTCTTTATCTCACCTAATGATAGTGGCTCAAGCGTGCTCTCAAAAGAAATTGAGCAACCATCTACGATAATGCAAAGTTGCTCATCACCAACAAAGCAACCGTTATCATCAGTATCTATTCGATCATACAAATCCCCCACCGTCTTAATCCCTGCATTTACATATTTATATTGCTTATCCATTTTTTTTCCTTTACGTAGCCTTCGAATTGTTGTTTTGTGCATACAAAACCAGATGCATCTAGCTTGCTTATATCCCACCCATAAGTAGGGGTAAATCTAAGGCCCAGATCAATAGAGTAAGGGTAAGGCCAAACACCCCCGAAATGCTCCACCGCATCTTTAGTTATTTTCATTGTTGCTTCCTTTTACTTAACTGAACGCCATATTTAAACGCGCTTTTTAATTCCATTTTCACACTATCTTTTGCATTTGAAATTATAACTCTAGGTATAATTTCAAACCCTTTAAGCCTAACTAAATTTGCAAATAAAGCATTGCTAAATGAACTATTAATAAATCGTATGTCACTGAAATCAAACTCAATGTTATATCCTTTTGATATCTCATTCAGCACGCCACCACGAAGAAGTTTTAATGCACAAGAGCTATCACAAAGCATATTGCCAAAAATTCTATGCATCTTAAATGAGACTGTTTTTGGGCTTCTTTTTCTATCTGCATATCGTTTTTTAAATTTACGCCTACTCATCACTCACCCCTTGGTTGTTTATCTAATTGAAATATCTACGAATTGGCCACATGATACGCACTCGTACTCGTTTACATCCCTGCCGTTATCAGAGAATTCACTCGAGCCACATAAGCATAGAAAAATTGGTATCTTACCTTCTGGCATATCCATTTCAGGAAGGTTTTGCCATTGGATTTGCCTCCCGTCAAATCTAAACGCTGTGGCTATCTGCCTTTCAGATTCTTGCGTGTAATTGCTAATAATATTCACTCTATAGCTCTGCATGTTTGACATCACACCCACCTATGGTTTTGTTAGTTGTTATCATTTGGCATAATTGCTTTGTAAAAAGTAAGTCCTTTAAACAACCCTATTGAATGCTCTTTCGCATCCATAATTAAAATGCCATCACCCTGCACAAATACAGGGTGAAACACATCTCCTTCGCTATGGTGTGTATACCAATACCAAGTAGCATTTTCTAAATCATTAATACTAACTTCTGTCATAACCCTTCCCTCTAATTAGTTTTGTTTCAATAAGCCCATATTAAACCCTCCAATAAACCTCATCCAATTGTAAATTTCTATCATTAATAACCATGTGTTAGAATTTGCCTATTACCTAGAGGATTCGATAATGTCTATAAAAGAAACTAACCCATCGTATGGGGCGGCAAAGAACAGATGGTGCAAGAACAGGGATGTATGCAAAGGCTCGGACGCTGTGAAAGCCAAGACCACAACATACTTACCAGACGACAACGAAGGAAAGACCGCACAAGGGCAAGACCCAGATGTATACAAGAAACGCTATGAGCGCTATATACATCGCGCTTTCTTCATGCCGTTTGCGCAGCATACGAGAAACGGCCTTGTTGGAATGGTGTACAGCAAAGAGCCAACAATCAAAAGCTGGCCAAACGTTATAGAATATCTACTTGAAGACATAGATGGTGCTGGCCAGTCTCATATACAGCTTGGCAAGCGTGCGCTATCAGACGTTATTGAAGTTGGTAGAGCTGGGTTACTAGCCGATTACCCTAACCACGGGATGATAAATCCAGATAGACAAACGCTAGAACGTGAAGGCATCAGGGCGTCTATCCAGTATTACCCTGCTGAGTCTATCGAAGATTGGGACACAGAAACGAAAGCAGGTATTACTCGCGTGAACTTCGTTAAGCTAGCAGAGAAGTACACAGAGCGTTCGGAAGACATGTGGACGCTCAAGGAAGAAGAAACCAGATACAGAGTGTTGCGCTTAAAGGATGGCGTGTACACTCAAGCGTTATATGATGATGCAGGCCGTGTAATAACAGAAGAATTTGCACCCATGCAGAACGGTCAAACAATGGATCATATACCGTTTTACTTTATTGGTTCAGAAGATAATCAGCCTACCGTAGATGATGCGCCAATCTCGGGTATTGTTGACTGCAATATTAGCCATTATCAAAACAGTGCCGACTTGGAACAGAATGTGCATGTGCATAGTGGTAGTACGCTCACAATGACTTCAAGCATGAGTTCTGAACAGTTCAAAGAAGCAAACCCGAGCGGTGTAAACATTGGTGCAAACGAGGGTTTATTCCTAGGTCAAGATGGTAGTGCGAGCTTACTACAACTAGAAGCGGACAGCGCATCAAGCAACTTAATGGAAGCAAAAGAGAGGCAAGCAGAGGCGCTTGGTGCTGTGTATGCCAATCAATCTGACAGCAAGAACGTAACAGCAGAGGCAGCACGAATAAACGCAGCTCAAACAACGTCAACACTAACTACGGCAGTTGGAAATGTGTCAGAAGCTATCGAAGCGGCTGCGACTGATTGTGCTATGTTTATGGGTTCTGGTGAGCTGGTAGACTACTCATTGAACCAAGACTTCTATGCCGAGACGTTTAACCCGCAAATAGCGGCAATGCTAGAGACTGGCGTGTTAAACGGTTGGATCAATGAGAGTGAAGCAGAGGTAGTGTTCAAGAAAGAGTTAGAGAAAGAGGGTGTTGTTTTTGAGCCTAGGTAGGCTGGTTACCACCCCTTAATTGGGGTGGGTTTTTCTTACATTTTGCATTCTATTAACTATTTTTTGCATCTCTTTTTGTTCCTCGTCAATCTCTCGTAAACGCTTATTTACTGTGTTAGTTAGAGATTCAAGAAACCTGTTCACGCTGTCTTGACTCACTACCTCAATTATCTCTTCGCTGAATTTAGCCATCCTAACCCCCTATGTAAGTAATAACGGTAATAAGAACATTGACCAACAAAATGTATATAAAGCAGTCGGCCCAAAAACAAACAACACGAGAAGAAAGTTGCTAGCCTCAAGCTTGTGATCTTTATCTATTGATTTAAAAAACCAAAACAAATCCATATCATCCAGTTCATAAATAACATGTCTTGCATTTCTAACACTAAACCACATCAAAAACGCCATAAACAACCACGCTACAATATTTAAATATTGAATCAACGTCATGAAGTCACCCTATGTAAGTAATGTATATTGGATACGCTGACCATATGGCTAGCATGTACAGGTACATTGCAACTTGATGCCTAATAAACCAAATTTGCATCCTTCCCACAATTGGCAAATAAAAGAAAAACACAGAAGGAAAATAAGGGTAATGAATCTGGTGTTTTAATATTTCAAAGTTGCACATCATTCTTATGTTCACTATCAGCATGTGCGCAATCCACAACCACGCCACGGTTCCTAGGTATTGGTCGAGGGTCATCTCACTCACCCCCTTCTAGTGGCTTTTTTTCTATCACGCAGGCTATCAGTAATAGGCGGAATCTATGAGGGTAGTTTCTATGCCAGTTGATCAAAGTTTGTTTTGACTCTCGGCTAATTTCTACCATTTCCGCAAGGCTTTTAAGCCCTGCGTCCTTGCATTGTTGTGATGGGGTCATTTTCTTTCCTTTTTATATTAAGATTCTAAAGTTGGCTTGCCGTTTTTGTATCTACGAAACACTTGTCCGTTTTCAATGTAGAATTTGTTTTTTGACTCATTTAAGCGACATGCTGAGTTTGTCAATTCGTTGAACATTGCTAGAGTTACATAAACTCTTTTCATGTTGTTTTTTTCCCAAACTTTACCGCCCATTTCGATTGCCTTTTCTTCTAAAGTTTTAACTGTCATTTTGTAAGCCTCTTTTAGTGCTAGAGAGAAAGCAATCATGTAGTTACCAACGGCTTTTACTGTCTTGCGAGCTGTTGCGTGTGCTTTTGTGAAAATTTCTGATTTAGTCATGATGTTTCCCTCTCCGTTTCGTTAGTTGATGTAAGTAT